GTTAGAAGAAGAAATTGCTGATTATTTAATTAACGAAGTTCAAAACGGTTTTTCGGGAACTAAAGTAGTAAACTTCAATAACGGCGTACCAACTGAAGAACAACAAAGCATAATTAAAAGCAAGGTATTAAGCCAGTTAACGGGTTCGAGAGGACAAAAAGTTATTGTAGCTTTTAATAACAACCAAGAAAGTAAAACAACGGTAGACGATTTACCGTTAAACGATGCGCCCGAGCATTACACTTACTTAAGTGAGGAATGCGTAAAGAAAATTATGTTAGCGCATAACGTTACTTCGCCACTTCTTTTCGGTTTAGGTTCGGCAAATGGTTTTAGCTCAAATGCTGATGAGTTACGCAACGCACAAGTGTTATTTGAAAACATGGCAGTTAAGCCAGTACAAGATCAAATTATAGATTCATTTGAAACTATTCTACATTATAACGGAGTTACGTTAAAATTATATTTTGAAACGTTAAACCCGCTTGATGCTGCTGGAGATTTAACTACAAATAACGATAAAAAACGCTTGTTAGATTCAATAAATAATTTAAGTCCTTTAGTAGCAAACAAAGTAATTGAAACGTTAACGCCTAATGAAATACGAAGTATTGTAGGTTTACCACCTGAACAAGGCGGTAGTGATTTAGCACCCGAATTATTAAGCAAAGATTTTAAAATAGCTGAAGCGTTAATTAATTTAGGCGAAGACGAACCCGAAAACTCGATTCTAATAGACGAATACGAAGTAGACTATGACAACGACGACAAAGAGAACGAAACGCTTTCTAAAGAGCCGAAACAGTCCTTTTTAAGCAGATTAGTAAACTTAGTTTCAACGGGCGACAATAGACCTAATATAACAAGTAAGCAAGACGAAGTAATTGAAGGGATTAAATTCATAACTCGATACGTTTACGCTGGTGCTATAAATGCGGAACGCGAATTTTGTAGAGAAATGATGGCGGCGAATAAGATTTACCGTAAAGAAGACATTATAAAGATGGGTTCGCAAGTAGTTAATGAAGGTTGGGGACCAAAAGGTGCTGATATTTATTCTATTTGGTTCTACAAAGGCGGCGGTAATTGTCACCACCGCTGGAATAAAAGGGTTTACGCTACATTTAGCGGAAAAGCAATTGACGTTAATAGCAAAGAATTAAAACAAGTAGCGGTAAAGAAAGCTGAAAAACTTGGATACGTTGTAAAGAATTCGGAGTTAGTAAGCAAGCGCCCTGTTGATATGCCTAATTACGGTTTTTTACCAAGTAACCCGCAACCTAAACGAGAAATAACAAGATAATGGCTGAAGCTTTACTCATAACACGACAAGACGTTGTTAAATTCACTGCAATGAATGGCAACGTAGATACGGACAATTTTATTCAGTACGTCAAAATAGCGCAAGACATTCATATTCAAAATTACTTAGGTACTGATTTACTTGAAAAACTAAAAGCTGAAATTATTTTAGCGGCTTCAGGAATACCGACAGCGATTACAATTGTAAATGGTGGAACTGATTATGTTGATGAGGATAATGTACCTACTGTTGACGGCACAGGAACGGGTTTAACGGTAGATATTTTGCAAAGCGGTGGTATTATAACAGATGTTACACTTAACGAAGCTGGAAGCGGTTATTTAATAGGAGATATTTTAAGAGTAGACCAAAATGGTAATGGTGACGCTGAAATTGAAATAGAAGCTTTGTATTCTATTCCTACAAACTATAAAAACCTTTTAGTTACGTATGTAAAGCCGATGCTTATTCATTGGGCAATGGTTGAATATTTGCCTTTTGCGGCTTATACAATAGCGAATAAAGGGGTTTATAAACACAATTCGGAAAACGCTACTAACGTTGAAAAAGTAGAAATTGATTTCTTAATAGAAAAAGAGCGTTCAATAGCGCAGCATTATACTGAAAGATTTATTGATTATATATCATTTAACAACGATTTATTTCCTGAATACAATAGTAACTCAAACGGGGATATGTACCCCGATACAAATAACAATTATACTGGCTGGTATTTATGAAGAACTACAAACCAAAAGACGAAAACATAAAGAAATTATTAACGTATTTAAGTAAGCAAAATGGCAAACGTAAAGATAAGTCAATTAACGGCAAAGGGAAGTAATTTAGTTGCTTCGGATAGGTTTGCAATTGCTGAAGATGCTGGAGGCGGAACGTTTGCAAGTAAATACATTACGGGAGCTGAAATAGTAACTAAAAATATTAACACTTATTCGAGTACGTTAAACAATTTAGTTTTAGCTGATGCGAACAAAATTATTAAAGTAGATAATAATTCTGCTAACGATTTAAGAATACCAACAAACGCAAGTCATGCTTTTCCAATAGGAACGGAAATAATTGTAATTCAGTATGGTACGGGTCAAACTACGGTTGCACCAACTGCGACTGTAACAATGCGAAGTAACGGAGGGAAAAATAAACTTTTGGCACAATATGCACAAGCAACGTTAATAAAGATAGGAACTAATGAATGGGTTTTATCTGGAGACATAACAACTTAGAAAAATGGCAAATGCAAATGGATGGGGCGACGGTGCTTCAAATAATAATATAGGCTGGGGAAAAGGTGCTGATAACGCAATAGGTTGGGGAGATATACACGCTGATAGCTGGTCGGGTTTAACGGATATTTCAGGACTACCTACAACAGACCCCGATGCTCAAGCATTCATTACAGCGGCCGCAATAACAGACCCTACTCAACAAAGTGCTATTAATACTTTGGTAGTTGATTTGAAAGGTTATTTACTTTGGACTCCAATAAAGGCTTTATATCCTTTTGTAGGGGGTACGGCTTCACAACATAAGTTTAATTTAAAAAATCCTTTAGATACTGATGCTGCATTTAGATTAGTGTTTAATGGAGGTTGGACGCATTCAAGTACGGGTGCTTTGCCAAATGGCACAAACGGTTATGCGGATACTTATTTAGTTGCACAAGGTACGCTTGGATTAAACTCAACAAGCTATGGCGTTTATTCAAGAACAAATGTAGATAGAAACGCTCCATCAATTGGTAATGTTACAGGAGCCGCGCCAGCAGAATGTTCTTTATGGTTAAGAAGTTCAAACACTGCATTTTTAAGGGTAAATAATTCAACAAATGCAAGTCAAGCAAGTACAGATTCAAGGGGTTTATTTATAGCAAATAGAGCAAATTCAACACAAATTAATTTACAAATAAGAGGAACGCAATATACTTATAGTAATAACAGTAATTCTCTTTCGACAAATGCTTTTCAATTAGGAGGTGTAAATCCTAACTTTTTTGATAATAAACAACTTGCCTTTGCATTTATAGGTGACGGTTTAACAGCTCAAAATATGACTGACTTAAACACAGCGGTTATAGCATTTCAAACAGCATTAAGTAGAAACGTATGAAACTAAATGAACTAACAGCAGAACAAAAAACAACTTATGTAGGTTTACTTACAGAGGTACAAAAAGACGAATTAGTACGACAATTATATGCACCAGATTCTTACTTTAATCCTATTCAGGATGCCAATGATAATTGGATTATTTCAGTAGAAGAAATGGATCAATGCGTTAACCCTGATTATCTTTGGGTTAAAGACCTTGACTTAATACCTTACGAACCAAAACCAACCCCACCACCTTTTGAAAATTAATTAAACTATGATACCTATTACACAATTTATTGAAGTGATAAAAAAACACGGAGCGTTAGGAGTTCTAACCTTATGGCTAACTTATACGCATTTTGAAGTACAAGACGTTAAAGAACGTCTTTATAACTGTTTAGATAGACAAACAGAAATTAATAGAAGTCCTATTAAAGAAAACAAACAGGAGCAACCAGCTACAACAAATGAGATAATAGGTGTACTTGAAACAAAAAAGCGTATATTAGCAAAAAAATAATTATGAAGCTAACAACTAACTTTAACTTGTCCGAGTTTAATAAGCATAATTTTACTATTACGGACACAATTTTTCAAAACATTTTTGAACTTGCGAAGAACTTACAAGTGTTAAGAGATGAAGTAAAAAAGCCTATTAAGATAACAAGCGGTTACAGAAACACGGAGTTTAATAAGAAAATAGGCGGCGCAAGTCAATCGCGCCATATTACGGGCGAAGCTGCTGATTTAAAAATTGAAGGGTACACACCGAAACAAGTAGCGGCAATAATTGAAAAGTTAATAGCTGCTGGCAAAATGAAACAAGGCGGTTTAGGTATTTATAGCACGTGGATTCATTACGACGTTCGTGGCACTGCTGCACGTTGGACTAAATAAAATAATTATGGCAAAGAAAAAAACAGTTAAAATAGATACGGATAACTTCGATCTAAATTTAGAAAAAGACGGTACTAACATTAAGTTAGACATTGACACGAAGAACTTAGATATTCAAGTAGTACGTGACGAAATAAACAAAGAGTTTAATTTAGACGGTAAAAATATAGATATTCACGTGAAGAAAACCCCCGAAGGCGTGGAGGTGAAAGTTGACGCGAAGGGGGTTCTTTGGAAGGCAATTGCTAAAAGAGTGGTAAAATTTATTTTGCGACGTTTCAAAGTAGGAAAATAATTATTTATATTTGTACGCATTTCATACGATGCTTTGTTTAATTTATGAATGAAAGACCTTTACTTCGGTAGAGGTTTTTTTATTTATATGAAACTTTTTTTAAAATATTTCGTTAAAAAGATTGTTATATTAATTTTTTATATTAATTTAGCAGAAATATTTAAACAAATAATTATGAAAGACGCAATTAAAAAAGAAATTTTAGATTTACAAGAAGCTTGGAAAAAAGGTATTACGGGAATGAGTGTAAATGAATATACAAGCACATTGCACGAACTATATAAAAAGTTAAAAAAATAATTTAAACAAACATTATGGAAAAACGAACAGGAATTTTAATTAACTCAATAATTATTTTGTTGGGTGCTAACTACGAAAGCTATTTATTATTAACAGCTGGCGTATTATGTTTATCTTTAGTATTAATTTCTAAAAGTAAAAGAGATGAAGTCAAAAATTAAAAACGTGGTTAACACCTATTTTCCGCACCGTCCGAACGTAACATATTTAAAGCGTAAATGGATGAATAAAATTTGTCCTGAAGATAAAGGCGGATCGTTCAATGAAAAACTTTACAATGATTATTTAGACGCTATAATAAATTACACA